GAGGACGATATGCAAGAGGTTAGCAAGAAAACGTGCTCAGTGGACAGGTGCGAAATGCCCTGCTACCAATACAAAAAGATGTGCTGCTCTCACTACATGAGGTGGTATCGCCACGGCGATCCGTTCTACGTGAAACCGCGTCGAGTCCCCGCCCCAAGAGTTGTCAACAAGCCCCGCGTACTCAACCTGACCGGTATGCAATTCGGGCGCTTGACGGTCACTGAGTCGATTGGGAATGCCAGATGGCGTTGTGAGTGCATCTGTGGTAAGTCGAGGAATGTTCCAGCGTCAAAGTTGCGGTCTGGTGAAATAACGTCATGCGCCAAGCTGGACGGTAGAATCCGCGAAAAGCGGGGCGGTAGAGCGCGCGTCGAAAACGCCGCGTACGTGACAGTGCATGCCAGGCTGAGGAGAGATCGAGGACCGGCAGCGGCGCATCCGTGCGTTGACTGCAATGGGCTGGGTGCGCACTGGTCGTACGACCACAATGACCCGGATCAGATGGTAGACCGAGGCTTGGCATACAGCCTCAAGGCGGAGCACTACGCGCCTCGCTGCAATCGCTGTCACGCGACGTTTGATGACCTCGGAGTGAAATCCGCTGCCTATCAAGCACGTATGCGTGAGTTGGCGACGTCATGAGCACCCTCACCGTGTTGGACTGGCCCCGCCTGCTGAACACCCCGGACACCCGCTGGTACCTGGACCGCGAGCCGTGGGCCACTATCGGGCAGTGCGAATGGCAGAACGACTGCCTCGCCCCGGTGATCGCGTACGTGTCGTACATGGTGGAAGACCTCCCCGGCGATGCCTCGCCCGTGGACTTCCTGAACCGCGACGGGCTGGTGTGCTCCCACCACCTGCCCGCCCTCATCGCCTATGCCACGGACAGCCCCGGCGGCAACCCCCTCGTCGCCGGCACGGTGGTGGAGGTTGGGGTGGACCCCGCCTTGCTGCGGTTGACGGGTGTTGACCCCGCTGTGGTGGCCCGCTTCAACGACGGCGCACTGGGTTGTTCGGCATGAACGCCCGCGACGCCCGGAACGCCGATGTCGACGCAGCAATGCGACGACACCCGTCCGGGTTCTCACTCGATGCGGTGAACCCGGTATGGACGGACTGCGACCAGCTCGCCGCCTGGACAGCCCACCTCGACGCACAACCCGAACCGGAGATGTCCCCGTTGCACAGGGTGGCTGTGTGGGTGCTGCTGGACGTCGCCGCGGTGTTGGTGTTGTTGGTGGTGGGCCGGATCGTGTGGCAGGGCATCAGCACGGTGGTGGGGCTGTGAGCGCCGCGACCGTGGACCTGCCCGAGACGCACTACAGCTCCTGTGGCAAGCCCGTGTTCACCTCGACTCTGTTCGAGGTTGCAGCTGATCCCGGAAGCGAAAGGGTGGAGGTGTGGTTGCGCGATGGCGACCTATACCTCGACGCCGACGAGGCCCGTTCCCTCGCTGCTGCTCTCCTGGCCGCCGCCGACGCGAGCGAGGCGACGACATGAACACCGAACCGGCCGCCGATATTCGGATGTTCGCCTCAGCGATGTGGCAGACGTACGTGGCGCTGACCCTTGAGGGCTTCAGCGAGCAGCAAGCCTTGACCGTGGTCGGGCAGATTCTCCTTGCGAACATGGGAGGCAACGCAAAATGACCGCCTACCTGTTGGCCATGCGGATGCGCCGGGGTTTGGACGGCACCCGCATCCCCTTCACCCGCGCACTTCGGTTTGCTCGTGTGGGGTTGGCGGACGCCGCAACACTGACCGGTGCACGATGAGCCTCACTGATCGTCGCGCCCAGCAGATTCTCCGCCCCTACGGCGGCTGGATGCTCACGAACATTCTCATCGACCCAGACGCCGGTATCGCCGATGCGAAGGGCAGTTTCTACGGTGCGACCGGCTACGTGGTCGGCGGGGAGCGGTGTTGGATGCAGACGCGAGCCAAGGGCATCGAACTGGGCCAGGAAGATCCCCGCGAGGTGCTGCCGTGGACACAGGTGAAGCGCATCGCTGGCGCTGTTCCTGCTGACCTCCGTGAGCGGCTCGCCAACCACCGGCTGCGCAGCAGATTGCACGCCGCTGACTCTCCCCGGTTCGCCGCCCACGGTGAAGCGGTGGGGTGCGGCCGCGGGCGCGCCTTCGGACCACTCACCCGATCCCAAGCCCTCTACGACGAGCAGTACCAAGCGTGGGAGGGCAGCGGCGTCTACGACCAATGGCTAGCGGAACGGGCAACACTCATCGCCGATGAGGGACGCTTGCAGGACGAGGCGCTGCCACTGTCGGTTGCCGGCGCTGAGCCGACTGACCTGCTCGAACTGCTGGCAGTAGGTGCGGTATGACCACCGACGAGCTGGCCCTACGCCTGTCCACTCTGGTGCCGAACCCCACGCAGATCACCGAAACCCTGTGGGGGCCGAAGCTGGACGCGGATTCGTGCACGGAGGCGGACACCGCCACAGCGTGGGCACGTTGGTGCTCACAGCACACCGGGGGTGAGGTCGCATGATCGGGTCGACTGTGCACTACCTGGCCTGGTGCGACAGGTGCAAGCAGGAACGCAACCACGGGTATGTCGGCTGGTTCGACACATCCGAGCTAAACGCCGAGAGCGCAGCCCGCGACGAGTACTGGCATATCGAGGGCGGAAACCACCTGTGCCCGGACTGCATCCCGCCGCTACCTGATGAGGACGACACATGAACGACTGGGAGCCCACACCGGGGCAATGCCTGTGCTGCGGCGGCCGAGGTGGTTGGTGGTCCGGCGACTTCCGCGAGAAATGTTCACCGTGCGCCGGTAGCGGATGGGATCCGGACGCTGACAAGCAGTGGTTCAGGGACACGATCATCCCGCTGCAAATACCGAGCGGTGGTGTGCATGAGTGACGACCTGTCCCCTGCTGGGCAGGCCCGCGCCGCACGGTGGGCAGCGGATTGGATCGCGCGGAACACGCTGTGCGGTTATTCGCCCGATGAGGTGAATCAATGCTTGCTCGCTCACGCCAGCAGGATCGACCCACCCGAGACGGTGGAGTCCCTACGGGCCGAGCAGGACAAAGTAGTGGCCCAGTTCGAGATGGTGCTACTTGAGCGCAACAAGGCCCGGAAGGACGTCGAGTACTGGCGGGAGCAGTTCAAGCTCGCGTGCGATGAGTCGGAGGACCGCAAGAAACAAGCCGATGAAGCCAGGGCGCGTCACGCCACGGTTAGCCAGGAGCGGGACGCGTTGCGTGATGTCCTGGCCGCGGTCGCCGCTCACGCTGAGGCCGCACGGGAACGGGCCAAACGGCAGCCCAGGGTGTGGAAGGACGGTGATCCGGAGCCGGTGGGCGTCACCGTAGTGCGGGACACCGCGCGACAGTGGAATTGCACATGGCGGAAGGTCTCAGACGACGCGTGGCGTTGCGATGATCACGGCGTGCATTACTCCTGGCGGTCGGTTGCGACTCGGGGCGTGACCGAGTGAGGACTGACGCGGCCCGCGCCGTGCATGTTCCCAAGCATCTCCTTGACACCCTCACTGCAGAGTCGTGGGAGGTGCAGGCCCTTTGCCGCGGCCCCCTGGCCTACCTGTGGGATGACCACCTGGATGGTGCAGGCAGCGAAACCCCACAGGAACGCCGGGCCCGGCACCGCCAAGCGCAAGCCGTCTGCGCTACCTGCCCGGCTCTGCAAGCCTGTGCTGCGGCGGTCACCCCCCAGGATGCCGGGGTGTGGGCCGGCCGGTTGGTGGGCGCCGATCAGTGCACGGACTGTGGGTTCCCGATGACCCGCCATCACACCCGGCGACGCCCTGGCACCCGACGTCACGCGGCGCACGGGCGTTGCCACTCCTGTTTCAAGCACGCACGCAAGCACCCGGAGATGGTGGGGGCATGAGCACGCACACGATTCGCCTCGACTTCCAGCGCCCGCCGATGACCGCGAACGACCAGAGAAAGGCGCACTGGACCGAGGTGCGCCGCGCCAAGGTGGAGGTCGAGACCGATGTGTACTGGCGCGTGAAGGCCGCCCGCATCGCCGTGCAGCCCCCGGTGGAGGTGTTCCTAACCTGGTACGCCAAAGACGCCCGAATCAGAGACAGCGACGCCGCCTCTCCGATGCTAAAAGCCGCTTTGGACGCGCTGGTGCTGGCCGATGTGTTGCCCGGTGATGATCATCGGTACGTCACCCGTTCCGGGTCGTCGGTGGTTGTGGACCGCGCCCACCCCCGCATAGAACTGCAAATCGTAGAGCTGGAGGCAGTATGAGTGTGATCAGGGTAGACAGCATCGAGGATGACGTGACGCTTAATCTTAATCTGACACCTGCACCTGGCGAGGCGTGGCTTGCGCTACGTGAGGGTGAGAGACGGCGGCGGGTACGCCTAGAGGACAGTCAGGCCGAAACGATATCTACGGCGCTCAATCAGATTTGGCAAGCGATCGTGCCGCTGTTGGAGGACTCGCCTGATGAGTGACGCGGAACCATCGTTCAGCCCGTACGAAAACGTCATGGCTGGCCTGAAATATGGGTGGAGCCGGTACGCGCCGGAAGAGTACGCACGGTGGTACGCCCTCACGCCCGAGCAGCGGGAGGTAGAGACTGCCGAGCGCCGCCGTGTGCGGGACGCTGAGCGGGCGGCCGAGCGCTACAAGGCCGAGTTTGCGCACTACAAGGCACTCGCGGACTCGCTGGGGTTTCGCCGCGCTGTTCTGGAGTTGCACGCACCGACGTTCGAGGAGTTCGGGTTCAAGCCGAGCTGTTCGTGCTGTCCCGACTCCGAGTGGGGGCCTGATGATTGGCCGTGTGAGACGTACGTGCTGGCCCGCGACTTTCCGGGGGATGCAGCATGAGCCGCATTCAAGTTCTGCCGCTGCCAACAGAAACAGTCGGAGCGGTGACACGAACCCCGTACATCCTGGTGCTAGATGAGACCGAGGGGCATGAGGGTGGAGATGGAGCAAGGTCTCGTGCGGTGGCTCGACAGCAATCCGAATGGGCCGCTTGGTGTGATGGTGTTCAACGGAACGTGCGACGTGGTGACGCCGTGAGGTGGGAGCGGGTACCACCACCGGAGCCGTGCACCTCCCCGGACGGGCACCGAAGCCTGGACTTCATGTCGCCCAGTGACAGCATTCCGATAGCAGTGCGTTGTCGCTTCTGTGGTCGTCACTGGCAGGTCGTCGTGTTCGAGGAGGACAAGTGAGCACCGCGCAGCAGGTCATTGACGACATCGACGCCCTGGTCGATGAGCAGCTAGCGGCAGGTGAGGCGCCAGGTGGGTATGACTACAACGACCCGGAGTTCCCGCGCTGCCGTTGTGGCTGTATGTGGCACGGTCTGAGGCAGGGTATTTGCCCCGGATCCGACGTCGAGGGTCCGCTCATGGCGACCGGGCTCAGGTTCGGGAATTGGGCGTCTGAGATGGCGCTCCCTCCCCGCCGGACCAGCCACGTCGATCCGGAGGATCTACGCGAGGCGGCGGAGGTGATCACCGCCGCGTTCCGTGTCGTGGCCGCCGAGGTAAGTCGGGTGTGGGAGTCAATGAGGCGCACGTTTTTGGGTCTCCCGCACCCGCAGGCGCAGGCGCAGTCTCGTTGCGCTCTGGCCGCTCGCCGCCGTATGCACTCCGACCAGTTGCGGGTGCAGCGCCGGGCTGTCAGGCGGGAACGTCGAGCACGACGACGGGAGGCGAGGTACGACCCCGTGGAAGTGCACGACGACCATGTGGTCCTCACGTTGATCCCTGATGTGTCCGGCTTTCGTCGGGAATTGCGGAGGACGTATGACCCATTCTGAGCGCACCACCACCGACACCCGCGAACGTTTGTCCGGGGTACGGGAACAACTCGACGACGCTGTGCAAGACCTGATCGGGGTTCGGCATGGCACGATCACCGTGGACACCCCCACCGGCACCACGATTCGGGCTGTGTACCGGGACAGTGTGTACACGGAGATGGTCGCAGCCCTGCCGGGTGGGCAAGGCACACAACTGGGCAGCACAGCCCGGTCGATGCCCCCACTGTGGGTGGACGGCTTGATCTGGCTCAACGATGTGCACGCCACGATCGACGTGTGGGTGCGCACCTACCAGCTCCGCACCGACCTCACCGTCACCGAACAACTCGACGCCCTCACCGCCCTCACCTGGCGGCCCCAGGATGTGCCCCTCGTCCAGGACCACGCCGACAGCATCCGCCGCTGGGTGCGCACCGCCACCACCCTGATCGACGGTGAAGAGCAACGGAAGATGGAGCTATGCGCCCCATGTCCTCAGTGTGAAACCCGGTTCACTTACCGCAAAGACTCCGGCGGCGATGTGGTTCGGTTGGCTGCACTGTCGATGACCGTCAAGGGCTGCGTGTGCCTCGTATGCCACGCGGAGTGGGGGCCACAGCTTTACGAACACTTGGCCGCGGTCCTTGGCTGCGAGCCGGTGAGCAGGTAATGGGGGCAGCGCGTGAAGGATGTCAAGTATGACTGATGAAGAAGCGGTAGCGGCGCTGGACGCGCTGAGCGGTCAGGATCAGGGCGATGACCACTCGGCCTGTGATGAGATCGTGTTGAGCACGGCACCGCGATCGGTCCAAGAGGCCGTTCGCCGGCTAATGGACCGCAGCTGGGGCTGGTGGTATGAGTGACCCCGGGAGTGTCGTGAAATCACACCAATGTAATTTCTGATGTATGGTGGGCTTACGGCAGCAGTGACTCTCCAGCCAGCCGTTCATGTCGTCCCCGCCACTGTCCGGGGACCGCCCCCGCTGTTGCGGCACGTCTCCACTCCCCTTTGCGGACGGTCAACCCAACTGTGGGGGCACCTAACTCCCCGTCGTCCTCCCGGGCCTGGCGGGGCATACGGGGTGGGTGTTGACTCGCTCGCAGGGGCACAGCTAGGCACGGAGATTGAAGGCTCAGGCCTTGGCTGTCCGTGCAGCTTCTGGCCGGGAGAACCGGTCGGCGGCTTCCCTGCGAGGCGAGTGAGCACCCACCGAAACTCGACCAAGGTCGCCAGTCATGCCCGATGCTGTCGAAGCCCTCGCCGTTGCGCTGCTGTTGCGCGGGGACGACACCTACGCCGTGCACCTGCTGGCCGAGTTGGAGGCGCAGGGCTGGACTTTGGTGCATTTGCCCACGGTGGAGCAGGCCGCGGACGCAATCGCACACCAACGGTTCGACCCGTCCGGCCGCCATCGTGAAGATCGTGACGCGGCCGCGGTGCTGGACCTCGTACGCGGCATAGACCCGTACTGGCACCTCATGCACGGCTATGACAGGGGAAGCGCATGATCGATCTCGGTTACCACCCCCACATTCACATCTCGTACGAGGGGCAGGCGCCGCCGCTGTGCATCGGTGCCCTGCACCGCGACGATGGCATGTGGACCGTGGCGCACCCGATCGGCGGGTATTACAGCTTCCATCCCGACACCGACCCGTTCACGGTGACCGACGACTGCAGGTCTGCGGCACGACCTGCCGTGAACGCCGCCAACCGATGAGCAGCACCAGTTACCCTAACCCGTGCCAAAGGTGCGGAGCTAAGCCGTTTCAGCCGTGTGTGGCGCTCACCAACGGCAAGCGCACCGACACGCACGCCATCCGGCTGCATCGATCACATCAATTACCTAGGTGCCGGACCTGTCACCACGAGCGTGTCGATGGCCCGCGCTGCGACTACTGCGGAACCGTTGCCGGGAGCGGCGGCCAGTGATGACGCATGACCTGCTCACCGCCCTGTGCTGGGGTGTCATCGGCTCTGTGATGGTTGTTGCTGCGGGGGCGACGGCGATGGTGATGGTCGCTGAGCGGTCTACCACCATCGGCTGGCGCCACGATCCGTGCGAGTACCTGGAGGACTGACGATGAAGACTTTCACCTCGGACATGCTCGGCCGGTACCGCCGCGAGCTGTTGAGTGAAGGCTTCGACTATGATCAGACGTTCACCTTGGTGCAGGACGCCGCAAAGACTCTCGTGGACCTCCACGGCCTCACAGTGAAAAGCACCGACGCCGACGTGGTTGAGGCCCGCTGACTGACGTGATGGCCGTGTCGAGCAAGTTCGCCGGGCATTGCATCGCCTGGGCCATGACGAACTGCCGCTGCTCCAGGGTCGAAGCCACCGCCTTCGCGGAATGGGCGATGCTGCAAGCCGCTGCCGGTCGGATCACCCCACGCACCGAGTTCCTAGCCTGCTGTGCTGGTTGGGGTGAGTGGTGCGCTGAGATGTACAAGATGGTCACGGAGGGGTGATGAAACTCAAGTACGGCAATGCCGAGATCGACTTGGACGAGCCCCCGATTCGGTGTACGCGATCTGAGCGCAAGGATTACCGACGCGAGGCCATCGAGTTGACCCGGAGCAGCCCGTTCTACGACGGTTCGAAGGCCGGTCGGCGTGCTTGGATGATCCCCGCTAAGAACTGGATTCCCGAGCCCGATGATGACGACTACCCGCGAGCACGGGGAGATCGTTGGTGGCATGTGCTGTTCAGTGGAGACGAATACGGGCGCACCACCATCGTGTTTCCGATCTGGTACCGCCGGGCCGCGGTGATGGTTGTGCGGGATCACCCCTGCGGATGGTGCGAGTCTCAGTTACTCGACATGATCGAAATGATGAAAGAGGATCTGGCAGAGCCGGAAGATGCACGGCAGTTCTACGCGAGCTGCACAGGATGGTGACGGCATGAGCGACCGGGTTCCAGTTCGAGAGGTGTCCGCCCGCGACGCCTTCACCGTGTTCGACAACGTTGTCCGCCACGAGATGGGCATAACCGGTGCAAAGTTCATGGCGGGTTACGCCAAGGGTGTCTACGCAGTAGACCCCGACTCTGTTGACGGCCTCCCCGCAGTTCTGACGGTGCTGCCCTTCGCGGAGACCGAATGACCATCCAGGTCGTGGCCAGCGTGCAGTCCCGCGAGTTCCTGTTGGCCACCATCGACGAGAAGCTGGCGTGGACCCGGTATTCCCGTGAGGTGTCCCGCCAGGTCGCCGCCGACTCCCACGACGAACCTGTCGCCGAGCAGATGGCGTTGACCAGGGTGCAGGTCATGAGCGAACGAATCGACTTCCTGCTCGAGCGTCGGATCCGTGTCAGTAGGGGGGCACTGTGAAAAGCCCTGACAACGACACCACCGGCCACGACGGCCACGGCAGATTCATCCGCACCATCGACACCGCCGAACGTGACGCCGAATGCGCCCGCCTCCGCGCCCGCGACCACACATACCAGCAGATCGCTGACACCGTCGGCTTCACCTCTGCTAGCGGTGCCCGGTTCGCCGTCGAACGCGCCCTGGCTCGGACCATCACCGAACCCGGCGAAGAATTACGGTGCATCGAACTGATGAAACTCGACGCACTCGCCCGCGCCGCCTGGCGAGTACTCGAAGCCCGCCACTACCTGGTGTCCCAAGGCCGGCTCATCCGACTCGAAGACGGCGCCCCGCCGCTGGAGGACGACGGGCCTGTCTTGCAGGCTATCGACCGGTTGCTGAAAATCTCCGAACGCCGCAGCAAGCTCCTAGGGTTGAATGCGCCGATCAGGGTTGGGGTGAGCACCATTGACCACATCGACGCAGAAATCGCCGAACTCCAAGCCGAACTCACTGCCCGAGCTGCAAATATCGAAATTGCAGCTATTGAGGGAACTGCGGACGGCGAAACAAACCGCTGACGCTGCCGATGCAGCCAACGCCGACGTGTTCGGGATGCTCGGCTACGAACCGAACTGCCTACCCCGCGCCAAAGCCGCCGAACAAGGACTAGACGTCCCCGCGTGCGGGCAATGCCCGCAAGAACTGTTTCACGCCGCAACCGAATGGGATGTCCTGTTCGGTGGATCGGCAGGCGGGGGAAAAGCCTGGCCCTCCTGATGGAGGGCATCCGCATCTGCATGCGTCACCCCGGCATCCGGGTCGGCGCCTTCCGCCGCTCCTACCCCGAGCTCGAAGAGTCCCTGCTCGCCGAACTGGGCAACTACTCCTTCGCCCGCGACGTCGGCGCCGAATACGACCGCTCCCACCACGACCTGCGGTTCCCCAACGGATCGCTGATGATGTTCCGGTACGCCGAGAACATCACGGACGCCACGAAACGCCAAGGCGGGCAGTACCAGCTGTTGTTGTTCGATGAGCGGACCCTGACTCCGCCGGATGTGGTGTCGTTCCTCGAATCCCGGTTACGGTCCGGGCGTGAGGACATCCCCGTGTTGGGGGTACGCAGCAGCTCCAACCCCGGCGGCGTCGGGCACGGCGCAGTGAAGCAGCGTTACATCGACGCCACCGACCACGGGGCGAAAATCATCACCGACAACCGGGGCCGGCAGGTGCGGTTCATCCCCGCGAAGCTCACCGATAATCCGCACCTGAACCCCGAATACGCCTCCGACCTGGACAACCTGCCCGAGGCGATGCGCGCCGCGTTCCGCGACGGATCATGGACCAGTTTCAGCGGCCAAGTCTTCACCGAATGGCGCCACGACCGGCACGTCGTGCCCCGCATCGAACTCCCCGCCACCTGGTTGCGGTACGCGGGCATGGACTACGGGTGGACCGCACCATCAGTGGTCATCTGGGGCGCCCGCGACAACGACGGCCGCATGTGGCTGTACCGCGAGCTGACCATGGTGCAAACCCCGGAACGGGAACAGGCCCGGAACATCCTCACCGCCGAAACCGGGGAACAAGTCGTCCGGCACGCCGCGGACCCCGCGATGTGGGGCAAAACCGGGTCAGCACTACCACCGTCATCACAGTTCGCCATCGAAGGTGTGGCCCTGTCGAAGGCGGACAACGACCGGCTCGGCGGCAAAGCCCGCTACCACACCTACCTGGCCGATGGACCGGCGTGCGCCCATCACCGGGCACTCGGTTGGGACACCTGCCCGATGCTGCACATCCTCGACGGCACCTGCCCCGAACTGGTACGGACCCTGCCGAACCTGACCTACGACCCGCACCGCCCCGAAGATGTGAATACCGCTGGCGCTGACCACCATTACGACGCCAGTCGCTACCTCCTGATGGCTGTGGGCACCGTGTCATCCCTGCTTCTCGACCCGGACCTGCACGACCCGGTGGTCGCTGTGGAGCAGTTGACGACACCGTCCGGCAACGGTTACGGGTGGGCACCGGGTGCACCGGAGCGTGACCCGGACCTGGGGAAAATCACCCGCGCACCGTGGGCCACATGAGACGATGAGGAGGCGGTTGTGGGTTGGTTACGTGACTTCCTCTTCGAAGGCCCTACCGAACCCGTCACCGAAGCCACCCCGATCCTTGCCCCAGCCCGCCCCGCTGCCACCCCGGTACGGGCCGGTTACGACAGTGATGTCCCCGTCGGTGGCGCCACCCCGTTCAACCCCGGCGGCGACTACGAAAACGGGCGCGCCGAAACGATGCGCCAGTTCTACTCCGCGTACACCTCCTGCCCCTGGGTGTCCGCCCCCGTCGACGTCATCGCCCGCACCGTCACCGCCGGCGGCCTGCACGTGGTACCCGACGACGAACTGGACGCCGAACACCCACCGCCACCCGTGCAGCAGTTGCAGGCGTTGCTCGACTACGTGAACCCCCACGAAGACGTGCGGCAACTCCTGCGCGGAGTGATCACCGACGCCGAAATATACGGCGACTCCTTCACCGAAATCGTGGTGCTCTTCGGCAAACCAGTGGCCCTGTACAGCTTGGACGCAGCGACGATGAGCGTCGATGCCGACGAACACGGCCAAGTCACCGGGTTCGACCAAACATTGGGGTACCGCACCGCGCACTTCGAGCCCGAGCAGATCATCCACGTCTCCAAAGACGCCCCCCGCGGCTCCCTGTACGGCATCGGGACCTGCGAAAAAGCGTATCTGCCCGTCCTCGTGTGGCTGTTCACCGCCGGACTACTGAAAGAAACCATGCGGAAAGGGAACCCGCTGAACCTGCACGTCGGGTTCGGTGTGGAGCACCAGGACTCCGACATCCGGCTGTGGCGGCAACAGCACATGATCCGCAACGTGGGCATCGGGAACATCGGCACTCCCATCACCACCCACGGCGACACCACCGTCGCCGAGCTGAACGTGGGGAAAATCGGCGACTACCTCGCGGTGCTCGACCAGCAACGCGACGTCATCCTGTCCGCAGCAGGGGTGCCCCCGTCGAAGGTGGGGGTCATAGAGTCCGGGAACCTCGGCGGCGGCACAGGATCATCACAGGACAAAACCTTTCGCGTCAACACGTGCGGGCCGGTGGGGGAAATTGTCCTCGAAAAGTTCAACTTCACCCTCCTGTCCGCGTTCAGTGTCGACGGCTGGAAAATGCACTTCGGGACCGTCGACTGGCGGGACGACAAAGTTGTCGAGGACATCCGCGACACGCGGTTGAAGAACGGCAGCTGGACCCTGAACAGGTACCGGCAGGAAATCGATGAGCCCGACGTCGGCCCCGAGGGTGACAACCCGGCGCTGATCCTGAGCCGTATCGCGCTGTTGTGGCGGGACTTGGGTGCCATGTCCACCGCTGAGGTTGACGCCCTCGCCGGTAAGGGCGCGGACGTCCTCCCCATTCCCCCCGCTGATCCACAGTCCGGTGCAGCCCTGCCAACGCAGCCCGACGAATCCGCCGCATACACCATGAGCATCGCGGAGAAGGTCCGTAACCACATCCTCAACCTCCACGACGACACCCTGTGATTCCCCCGGCGGCGTCGGCGGCGATCAACGCGTGGATGCAGTCCGTCGAAACCCGCTTCGAACACGCCCAAACGAACACTTGGATCGAAACCATCAGTACCCGACTCGCTGTGTGCGAGAACCGAATGGAGACCCTCATGACCAGCCCCACTGTCAGCCCCGTCACCACTGCCCTCACCGACCTCGCGGCGGTCACCAACATGATCGAGTCGCAGGTGGCGAATCTGAAGTCGCAGCTCTCTGCGGCGGAGCACGCCCCGTCCCCGGAGGTGCAGGCCGCGGCGGATGCCATCGAAACGCAGGTCGCGTCGTTGCGGGCGTCGGTGGATGCGGTGCCTGTCCCTGCCCGGGTGACGCCGGTGGGTGCCACGGTGGAGCCGGGTTCGGCGTTGGCGCCTGGGACGACGGTGGCGGGTGCCACGGTGGATGCTTCGACGGGTGCCCCGGTGACAGTGCCGACCATCGGTGGTGGCACCGTAGCGGCCCCGGCGGCGCAGCAGACCCCCACACAGGAGCAGACGCAGGCTCAGGCCACGGGCCCGGGTACGGAGCAGGCGGGTCCCTCAGCATCCCCCGATTCCTCGACACCCCCGGCGGCGGGTGGTGTGGCGACGTCCACGAACCAGCCCACCGCAGCGCCCACGGGTGCGGGTACGGCCCCGGACGCAGCATCAGGGGCGGGTACCCCGGTGGCGGGTGCCACACCGGAGCCTCCGCAGTCGGCGGCGTCGGCGAAGGACGAGCCGAAGCCCGACAATGCGTCCAGCTCGACGAGCTCGTCGAGCTCAGACACCTCGAAGTCGAGCACGGACACCACCACGGCGAAGCCGAAGGACAGCAGCAGCAGCCTGCCGTCTTCGCCGTCGGGCACATCCAGCTCGGCATCGTCCAGCACCGACACCTCCTCGAAGCCTTCGGATGCCAGCACGGCGGCGGCGATGACGCCGAACACGTCCAGCCCCTCCGACAGCTCCGCAGCGAAGTCGGACGCGAAGTCGGCGGCCAGCAGCAGCAGCCTGCCGTCTTCGCCGTCGGGCACCGAGTCGGCGAAGTAACCCATGAGCGCACCAACGCCGCCACCACCGGTACCTGTGTCCCCCGCTGAACCGCCCAAGGTGACCGCCCCTTCCCGGTCCCCGGCGAACGCGGGCGTGGAAACGGCCGACAAGGTGGCGGCGTTGGTGCCCAAGGAAATCGGCTGACCTGTGCCCCGTGGTGGTAGGCGCGGTCCCCGCACCGAATCAAGCGCCCAACGCGGGGCTGCTGCCCACAACCTGATCGCCGCCCGCCTGGCGCAAAAAGGACGACCACGGTCCGCCGCGCAGCTCTCCGCCGCCCGCGGCAACCTCATCAAGGCCAGGGCGGCACAGAAAGGCCGCCCCCGTACTTCTGCGCAACTGGCGGCCGCCCGCACCAACCTCGTCAAAGCGAGGTCTGCGGAACACGGAAGACCACGTACCGCAGCCCAGCACGCCGCCGCACTGGTGAACTTGGCGAAGGGACGGGCCACACAGCGGGGCAGACCCCATACAGCGGCTCAACGAGCGGCGGGTGTCCGCAACCTCGCCCATGCTCGGCAAGCCGCGAAGGGACGACCACGTACTGGTCGGCAACGGGCGGCAGGGATCCGCAACCTCACCCGGGCTCGACAGGCCGCAAAGGGCAGGACCCGCACCACCCGGCAACGGGCGGCGAGTATCCACAACCTGTCCCGGCGCCGAAGGAAGAGGTAGCCCCGATGAAACGCCTCAACGCAGCCCTCGCAGCAATCCCCGGTCTGCTCGCCTCGAAGCCGTCGATCATCTTCTACCTGCTGCTGTTCGTCTATCTCGTGGGGTTCGGCGTCCTCGGCCTGTTCGTCCCAGCGCTCGAACCATCGGCCACCCTGCAGCTCGTGCTCGGTAACTACACCAACGTCGTGTCAGCCCTCGGCGCGAGCATCGCCGCCGGTGGCACCGTCCACGTGATCCGCGAGCAGGCCAAGCACAACGAGCGGCAGCATCAGTTCCGTGAGCAGGTCCGGGCGCACCTCAACTTACCGCACCCCGACCCACCACCATCACCTCACCAGTGACCACCAAGACTGAACAGAAACAAGCCGCTCTGCTCGCGAACGTGGACAAGCAGCGCCGGAAGATGCACCGGAAAGCTGCCCTCGCCCTCATCGGTGTCCTCGGGGTGTTCGCCGCCGCGGTGGACGTGCCGAGTCTCCGATCAGCGGTCAACCCTGACGCCCACCCCGCAGCCCGTAAACAGCAGGCCACCGCCGACCTCACCCGCCAAGCCACCGTTACGGGTGTGATCCCCGACTGGTCGGCCGTCAACCAGGACGCGCAGGCCACGGCGCAACGCTCCGGTGCTGCTGCCGCTGGGCATGTACTCACCCGAGGGCACCTGCCCGTCGAACCCGACACCACGACACCATCGGACACCGGTCTGTACGTCGCGGACGGAAGAGTCCTCGACCAACTGTCCGGGGTCGGCGCCGACGCCGCCACCGCCCTCGGCAACGACGTGGACGACGCCGAACTGATCGACCTCATGGGCGAATCCCCCGGCGCCCTGTACTACCTGGACCTCATGAACAGCCGGGACTTCCTCGACGCCACCCACGCCATCTACGCGACTCTTCAGGTGACACAGGTGAACTGGTCAACGATGCTCGACGAGCGGGTGTGCCAGACGTGCGACGAGTACGAGGCCCGCAGCCCCTACGACCTGAAAGACGTGCCCGAGGTGCCGCACGGGATGTGCCGCTGCTGGACGATGCCCGCCTAGCTGCGGCGGCGTCGGGGAACAGAAGGGCCGTCCCCGTCGACGACCAGGGTCGGCCAGACAGTGCGCGCCCACGCCTTCACTACTGCCTCAGGGTCCGGGAGAGACGCAGGGATAGGGACGGACTTCATAACAGCGTCCGCCCGGTCACCTGCCAGCCTGGGGTTGCAGTCACAGTCGCTGCACTGACCAAGGCGTAGACCCCCGCGGTCAAGCTCGTGGCGGTCGCTTGCGTGATCACACCACCCGCAGCAGTTCTTCATGTCATCCAGCGACGGGGTTACCTCAGGGGTGCTCACCGGAACAGCCGGAAGAGTCCGCGGGTGGCACGGCGGCGGATGAGCCGTTTCGGCAGCACCCCGCGTTGCAACGCTGATGCATCCCCTGCGGTGCGGGAGATCAGGTACGTGTCCCGCTGGATTTGCTTGAGCAAAGACCTAGCCATTGTCGTTTCCTTTCGCTCGTTTATCGATGGTGGCAATGACCGCCGGGGTCACGCCGAGGGCTTCGGCCAGCTTCCGTTGGGTGTAACCGGCGGCCCGCCACTCACGGACGAACTCGGCCCGGCGTTCCAGAGACTCGCGGGCGTACCGCGTGCACTGCTCAAGGTCGAGCGCTAACGCGCCTGCGTGGGTGGCGAACCCCAACCTGTCCGCTTCGTTGATCTCACCGTCGCTCATACCCCTAAGCATACCCCCCTACATGCGAGGTGACCATGCCGAATGCTGCCCCGATCACCGGCACGTTCCTCGCCCCCGGCGTCTCCAAGAACGGGCGCCTCTACGACAAGGCGGCGATCGGCAAAGCCGTGACCCGCATGCAGGAACGCATCGCGGACCCCACCGCCCTGCCCATCACGATGCGCACCCACCACGCCGCCGGTGACGATTCCACGAAGATCGCCGCCGTCGTTACCGCCGTGCAGCAACTCCCCAACGGCACCGCCACCTGGGAAGCCGCCCCCGTCGGCACCACCGCCGGCAAAGACATTGCCGCCGCGTCCCGCCCGGGCACTGACGGGAAACGCGCCCTCGCCGCCGTCAGCATCCGCGGGTGGTGGCTCGGCCCCGTCACCAACGTTGAGCACAACGGGCAAACCGTGGAAACCGCCGAAGACATGGAAATCGACGGCATCGACTTCACCGCCTCACCTGGTGTTGACGCCGCCCGGATCCGCACCTTCGAAACCCGGTTGGCCGCCGAAGCGGCACCCGCCGGACGAACCCCCATCACCGAATCCGTGGAGGCCCTCGTGGCAGACGAAATCACCGACCAGGCCACCACCACAGAGGCGGACACCCAAGCCCACGTCCAAGCGGCCTGGGAGCACATCAACCAGACCGCGAACCAAAAGCCGTACACCGCCGCGCAGCTCGCCGACTTGGTGGAAGCCACGATCTCCATCTACCACGACGCGGGCAAGGACTACATGTCCATGTCCAAGCACGGTGTGGACCCCAACGACATCGACACCGCCGCCACGCAGGTCGGGTCCGCTGCGAAAGCAGCCGCCCAAACCATGGGCACCGACAACGCCGCGGGTTGCGGGTCGTGCGGTGCGGACACCCCCGACGGCGCCAACTACTGCCCCCAGTGCGGGGCCATGCAGGGAATACCCACCGACTCAACCGAGTCGACCAACGAGCAAGGGAGGCCCGTCGTGGCCGAGAGCAAGAGCACCGCCCCCAAGGCCGACGCGAAGGCCGCCGAGTCCACCGACGGCAAGCCGACCGATGCTGTGACCGAAACGGCGAAGCCCGACGAGAAGGTCACCGAAACCGCGCCGGTCACCGAGAAGACACCCGAAACCAAGCCCGTCACCGAGCAGGCGGACGTCACCGAAACCGTGCGCAACGCCGTCACCGAAGCTGTCCGCGCCGAACGCCAGGCCATCGTCGGCGAGCTCGGGGAAACCATGGCCACCAAGGTCACCGAAGCCGTCGACGCCCTCCGCTCCGAGATCGTCACCAAGTACGGGCCACCGCGCCGCGCCGGTCTCGTCGCCAAGGAATCCGCGCCGGAAAAGCCCGTCGAAAAGATGACCACCGAAGAGTTCAACGCCTACGCCACCGCCACCTGGGACCGCGTACTCCCCCAAGCCCGCTAGCTAGACCCCACCCCCTGGACCACCCCACCCCCCAGGGGTCGGGAGCCACCCCCAGCAAGGAGAAAACATGTCCACCGAACTCGAGGAAGCCCTCACCGCTGCTGGTGTTGGTGCGCTCATCCAAAAGCAGATCGACCCGATGATGCTGGAGTACCAGCGCCGTTACTCACCGTTGGTGCGCACTGTTCCTGCGCAGCAGTGGGGGGCCACGGACTACAACTTCAACCGGCGCACGAACCGGGCACCGGGTGGTTTCGTCACCGATGGTGGCGCCCGCCCCGTGGGCAACAGTGTGTACGAGCAGTTCAAGTTCACCATCCGCAACATGCAGTCCGTTGGTGCCGTCACCGGCTACGCCCAGACGGTGACCGCGTCTCTGATCGGTGACCTGCGCCGCCAGGAAATCGAGTCCTGTGTGCAGGGTCTGCTGTGGGACATCGAGACCGCGATGCTGTGGGGCAACGACCCCGCCACCAACCTCGGCCCGTACCCGCAGTTCTCCGGGTTGGCGAACCTGATCACCCAGTTCGCGTCGGTGGGGATGTCCCCGCAGAACGCGGTCGATGAGAACGGTGTCTCGTTCACCACCAACCAGTTGGATCGGCTGATCGACTTGGTGGAGTCCAACGCGGCGGCCCCCGTTGGTAGCAACTACATGTTCGTCATGTCTCCCACCGCGAACAGCAAGGTGTCGCAGGGGGAGACGGCGTTCCAGCGGTTCACGAACCAGGTGGAGGTCGCCGCCGGGCTGAACGTCATGTCCTACCGCGACATCCCCATCATCAAGTCCAGTTTCCTGTCCTCCCGCGGTGGTGCCATGTCCCCGGTCGCCGCCACCCCCGGTGGCACGGGTGGCGCTTTGCCTGCCGGTGCCCGTTCCTACATCATCACGGCCGTCGTGTCCCGCTACGGGGAGCTGTCCCCGTCCGCGGAGGTCACCGCGACCACCACCACCGCCACATCCACCGTGGCCCTCGCGTTCACCCCACCGCAGGGGCCGGAGGGCGCGTTCCCCCTGTCCTACAAGGTGTACGAGGGTGCGGCCGGGGCGGAAACCCTTCTCGGGGTCGTGGATGCTGTCGTCGGGTTGCAAGGCGATGGGGTGACCCCCATCTTCACCACGTCGATCGTGGACACCGGGGCTGCCTTGGTCCCGCAGAACGGGAACATCATCCCCGCGTCCACCCCCGCCGCTTATGTCGGTGGGTCGGCGGAACGGCCCCGCAGCGCCGGTGGTGAGGACGTGTACCTCATCCCCAAGGACCGGGACGTGCTGTTGCGGCCCTACACCCGCGATGTGCGCCCGGTGGACATCTACCCCACCACCAGCTCCCCGGACAGCCTCCCATTCGCGCTCTTGACGGACACCTGCCTTGCGCTTAGGGCACCCAAGTACGCCGGCCGTTTGCGCAACGTCACCGCCACCCTGGCGGCGTAAGAGAAGAGGGGAGCACCGTGACCACATCGGAGTCCTTCACTTCCCCCGCCGGGCAGGTGATCCGCGTCGCCCTGTTCGACGCCCTGGGCAACGCATCCCCCACCCTGCGCGTCAACGCCGGGGCCGCTGGGATCGGGCAAACCCTGAAGTCCTATGTGGGGACGGTCAGCATCGCCACCGGCGCCACCGTGCCCCTGGAAACGGTCAGCACCGGCAAATCGTTCATCATCACCGACATCTACATCTCTGGGAATACCGCCACCCAGTTCTCGGCGACGATCAACGCCGCCGGTACCCCCATCTTCCAGGGGTTCGCCAAAGGTGACACCGGGCCGATCGGCCTCACCGGCATCGAGACGGGACCTTCCGCACCCTCGGGTACCGCCGTGAACCTCGTGCTGGGCGCCGCCGCCGCAACGACCGCGGCCTTCATGGTAAGTGGGTACGAACAATGAGCCTGACGGTCACGAACCAAACCGGTGACGGTGTTCTCGACGATCTGTTCAACGTGGTCGTCACCCTCCCCGACACCGGCACCGCGGTGCAGTTGGACGGCTACGTACAGCCGGTAGGTGGCCCCTCGGTGAACATCACCGGGGGACCGTTGACGATTCCCACCGCCCCCGCGTCGGGGTCGGTGTTCTACAACATCCAGGTTGATTCGGTGGCGGGTGCGGCGTCGGTGCAGCAGTCCACGACCGCCGACCCGGCGCCGGTCACCGGCACATCACGGGTCGTGTTCCGGCAGACCCTCACCTCGTCTGTGACGGACCCGGCGCTGGGCGCCGAGTCCACCCCAGACAACAACTGAGGAGTCTTTCATGGCTTTGGTGCGTAAGGACTTGCCTGGCACAGTCCCCGGCTACGAATGGCATAAGGCTGGGGATGTGGTGGACGTGCACGACGCGCTCGCGCACGAGTTGTTTCGCATCGCCGGCTTCACCGAAGTCCTCACCAAAGTCATCCCCGACACCGCCTCATCCGGCACCGACGTCCATGCGGCGCCGGATGAGCGGCACCGGAAGGTGACCCGTAAGGGCATGTGATGACAGCACCCTTGTACCTGCCGATCGCCACCCCCACGGACATGAACAGCGGTGCCCTGTCGTTCATGCTCCGGGGTGTCAGCGCCGCCTACCAGCAGTCGGTGATGGTCCGGGCATCACGGTCGGTGGAGGCACGATGTGGGCGCAGGTTCGCACCGTTCACGGTCACCGAATCCTCCACCGCCGAGGGTGTGTCCCCGTTCGCGGCGGGTGGGGACACGGGTGTGCCCATGTCGATGGCCGGGTCGCTGGGGTTGTCCCGCACCCGGTCGTTGGGGGTGTCGTCGTTGGTGCAGGACTTCTGGGTGAGTGAGTGCGCACCGCTGTGGCCCGACCTGTGGGCGTACAGCAACCTGTCGGTGCAGTTGCGGCACACCTGGGGCGACACCCAACCCCTCACCGGGGCGCACCTCATCGGCCCCGAAACCGACACCGGGCACGTCCGGTTGCCGATCGGCACGTTCTGCCCGGTGGGTACCACCATCGTCGCCACCTACTCCGGTGGCTACATCCTCGGCATGCCCGACGATTTGGTACAAGCCGTGAAACTGCAGGCCGCCAAGTCGCTGATCGTGGAGATCGAACCGGAGAACCGGCCGGGGATGGACACCGGCGACCTGGAGGCGGAGATCATCGACCTCCTCGCCCCCTACGCCCGCGCCTGAGAAGGAGCCCGTCGTGCAGATGGATTTGACGTTCTCCGCTGACCGCACCCTCGCCACGTTGGACAAGATGGCCGCCACCGCCGCAACCCTGCTCGAAGTCGCGGGCCCGGCTATCGTCGGCGACTTCCACCGCATGGAAGCCGCCCGGTTCGACGCGAACGGCCCCGGTTGGGACCCCCTGACCCCCGCCACGATTGCCATCAAAACCGCCCGCGGGATGCCGCAACCGGAACGCATCCTCTACGGCCAAGGCGACCTGCTCAACAGCCTGACGGGGCACACCGAGCACACCGTTATCGACATCAAACCGGATGAGCTGTTCGTCGGCACCAACGTGCCCTACGCCCAATACCACCAGAGTGGGCCGCGGGTCATCAAAGTGTTCGGCCGGGGTGACGCCAAGCTTCCCGAACGGATCCTCGTGCAGGTGAGTGAGGAGGACGCCGCCCGGTGGGGTGCCATCCTCTCCGCCGGTTTGCGGTCCACCACCACGATCGTCGCGGAAGCCGGTGTCTAGCCCGTGGGGTCCGTTCGTCGGCCCCGCCCACGTCCGGGACGCCGTGGAAGCCACTTTGAACCTGTGGGCCGCGACCTACGTCGGGGAAGCGGTCCGGCAAACCGCCGCCCGCAACCTCAACCCACCCCTCACCAGCTTCGAGGACTGGGTGAACGAACCGGGCATCACCGGTCTGAACCCGACGATGGCCCCCCGCTACGTGGTCGCTGTGCCTGGGACCGTGGGTGATCCGCAACGCCACGGGGACGGCACGTACCGCGCCATCTGGCAAGTCCTGGTCAACGTGTGGATGTGGGGACCGGACTACCAAACTACCGAAGACTACTTGGGTTACTACCTCGTTGCGTTGCGGATGGCCCTCTGCCAACACCCCTCACTTGGGGGTTTCGCGGAGTCCACTCATTGGGCGGGGGAACGGTACGCCCAAGCGGGAACGCCGACGGCGTTCCACACCTGGGGCCACGGTGTCCTCACTGTCCTGGTCACCGTCGACGGGGTGCTGAACGCATACGCCGGACCCAGCACCGTCCCGGCGAACCCCGCCACCCCGCCGGTGCCGTCACCCGCTGTGACCTCTGAGCACGTCACGGTCGCAGCCCTGCCGTTGTCGTAAGCGACCTTCCCCGCGTTTACGCCAGCCCCACCACACCCTCACTTCCCCTGATGCAGAAGGGCGCCTCTGATGCGCGTACGCAACATTTCCAGCCACGTCGTGGACCTCGACTCGGGCCGCACTTTGGCCCCCGGTGAGGCCGCGGACACCGACGCCTCCGACCGGGTGACCGAGCTGATCGACGCCGACCAGCTCGCCGACGAGGACGACGACGAACCCGCCGCCCCCGCACCACTACCCGTCGACGTGCCCGTGGAGTCCGCGCCCGCCGTGCTGCCGCCGGAGCCCGCCAGCGACGCACCCGGCACCACAGTCACCGAACCCACCACCGTGCCCGACCAGGCAGTCGCAGAGGCCCCTACAGACCCGGCGCCCGAGTCGGCACCTGACACGTCCCCGGAAGCGGACACCTCCGCTGCCACCACCGAGAAGGAGTCCTAACCCATGCCCGCACCGGGAATCACCGTCACCTCCGTCACCTCCGCACCACCCACCGTCGGCTCCGCGCCCACCGGCAACTGGTTCGTCACCGGCATCGCCTCCCGCGGTGTCATCGGTTCGCCGATCCTGGTGTCGTCCATGTCGCAGTTCGTCAGCGCCTGCGGTGCACGCAACCCTGCCAGCCCCCTGTTCGACTGCGCGGACCTGTTCTTCCGCGACGGTGGCACCCAGATGTTCGTGTCCCGCGTCGGTGGGACCGGGCAGGCCGCCGCCACATTGGTGTTGAAGGACACCACCGCCACCACCGCCCTGAACACATTGACCGTCAACGCCAACAGCTCCGGTGTGTGGGGCAACGGCCTGTCGGTGGCGGTGACCGTACCGGCACCCGGCCAGTACCAACTGACCGTCACCGGACCCAACGGGGTCGAAACGTCCCCGGTCCTCACCCAGCCTGCTGATGCGGTGGCCTGGTCCTCGGTGTCGCAGTACGTGACGATCACCAACAACAACGCGGCCAGCGTGAACCCCGTCAACAACCCCGCCGCCCTCGCCACCACTCCCCTGGCCGGGGGTGTGGACGACACCGCCAGCATCACCGAAGCCACCTGGACTGCGGCGCTCACCGCGTTCACCCGCGACCTCGGACCCGGCCAAGTCTCGGCACCAGGGCGCACCACCGACGCCGCGCACCAAGCCCTCCTCACCCATGCCGCAGCCAACAACCGGGTCGCCTACTGCGACGGGGTGGACACCCCCACCGCCGCCACCCTGCTCACCGAAGCCACCAACGCTATCGCCAACAATGTCGACGGCTCCTACGGTGACCTCACCAACTGGGTGATCATCCCCGGTTTGCCCACCGGCAACGCCCTACCCGCCGCGCCCCGCGTGGTGCCCGGGTCGGCGTTCAAAGCTGCGGTCACCGCCAAATCCGACGGCGCCACCTACAGCAACGGCATCGCCAACACCAACATCGCCCCCGCTGCAGCCAACGGCGTCAGTAGCTTCGCGATCGGTGTCACCCAGACCTACTCCGACACCGACCGGGCCGTCCTGAACGCCGCAGGGTTCAACGTCATCCGCTCCATCGCCGGGAAAGTGCAGCTGTACGGGTTCCGTTCCCTGGCCACCGACCCCACCTGGACACAACTGTCCTGGTGCCGCCTGCGGATGGATTTGCAGGACCACGCGAACACCATCGCCTCCGGGATCGGCGAATTCTCCGAGATCGACGCCAAAGGGCAGGTGTTCGGCCGGTTGGCGGGGGCTTTGGGCGGCCTGTTGTCCTCCTACTGGCTGATCGGCGCCCTGTTCGGGGCGACCGCTTCCGCCGCGTACAAGGTGAATGTCGGTCCCTCCGTGAACACCCCCGCCACGATCGCCGCCGGGCAGTTGAACGCTGTGATGTCGGTGAAGCGTTCCCCGTTCGCGGAACAGGTGAACATCACCATAGCCAACGTCCCCCTGCTGCAGGCCCTGTAACCCCCACCATCACCTGATCTCATAGAAGGAGGCCCGCTATGTCGGCCGAAATGCAGTACTTGCTCTCCGTCAACGTCGATGGTGTCGGTGACCTGGGGGTGTTCGACAAGCGCACCGGTGGCGACACCACCATCGCCTCCGCGAAACACCGCCCCGGCGGCATGGGACCGGAGAAAACCTACGTCACCCTGCCCACCTACTCGAACATCACCATCACCCGCGTTTACGAGCGGGTCCGCGACCACGAACTGGTCCGCGCCATGCGCAACCTCGGTGGGAAACGGTACGTCACCGTCACCGAGCAACCGTTGGACGATGACGGCAACGCGTGGGGTGTCCCGGTGACGTGGCGCGGCCGGCTGTCGAATGTGAAGCCCGGTCAGGTGGACTCCGCATCGAACGCGGTGCGCATGTTCGAGCTCGACGTGGAGCCGGAGACGGTCGCATGACCGAACCTTTCAGTGGCGGGATCACGGTGACGGTGCCACCACCGTCACCGAACGGTTCACCGATGGACGCTGCCCCTACAGCATCCCCCACCGCCCCGCTGCCTGATCCGCCGCCCACCGCCGCCCCCACCGGCCAGGGCTCGCCCCTCGCGTCGCTGCGCGCCCGACGTGAGGCGTTGCAGGAGAAGCTGTACCTCGACCTGAAAGTGCCCCGCTGGGACGACGACGGTGGCCCCGCCATCTACGTCCGCTACAACCCGTCATCCCCCGCGTTCCTGGGGAAAACCATCGAAAAGGCGAAGAAGCAGAAACCGCGCCCGGACGACTGGATGGTCAACGCCAACGCTGACGCCCTGATCCAGTCGTGTGTGGCGGTGTTCGCCATCGAGGATGGCACCCCACCGGAGAAAGCGACCCGCGAGCAGATGATCTCCCTCAAAGACGGGGAGCCCACCGGGGACTGGACCCGTTTCGACCACGAGTTGGGGTTCAGTTTGGGGGTGGAAGGTGTGCAATCCGCTCGCGCCGTCGTCCGCAAGCTGTACCTCACCGAAGGTGACCTGCTGGCCGCCGCGAACAAGTTGGTGGAGTGGTCCGGGGTGGCGGAACCGGAGGCGGATGAGGATTTTTTCACGGGCTGACCGAACCCGGTGACCCCGACGACGGTTTCGGCCGTGAACGGGCCATCATCGGGTCCGCGGCCGCCGCCCTGCACCTGGGTGTCGCGGACCCCATCACCTTCCTCGATCACGACTCGGGTTGCGACTGGCTGATCGCGCAAGCCGTTGTGCAGCGGGCGATGGAACTGCGCCGCGAGGAACTGAAGGCGACAGCGGAGTTGATCGGCAACGAAGTGGGCCGGGTCGTCGCCAAAGCGTTCGGCTGACCAACAACTACAGAGGGCGAGGTGAGACGTGACTAACAGCATCGCTGATGTGGGGGCACGGCTCGTCCTCACCGGCCGGGCGGAGTTTCTCGGAACGCTGAAAGACGCCCAGAAGGCGCTCGTGGACGCCGGGAAAGCCGCGAAGGACTCCGGTGCGGCCATGACGTCGGCGGCCGGCGGGTCGGACAAGCTGTCCGCCGCCCAGAAGAAGGTCGCAGACACCTCCACGGCGGCTGCGGGTGGCGCCGACAAGTTGGCGGCCGCGCAGAAACGGGTCGCCGCGTCCACGGCGGAGCTGGCGGCGGCGCAACGTGAGTACGAAGCGTCGATGGCCACGGTCGCCACCGAAGGTGACGCCGCCATCGCCTCCGCCGACCGGCAGGTTGTGGCCCTGGACCGGTTGAAAGCCGCTGAGGTCGAAGCTGGGGCGGCGGCGAAGGACTCCGCGAAGGTGCAGGCCGAAGCTGCTGCTGCGAGCGCTGATGCGACTGTGGCGTCGGCGGACAAG